TTGCAAACTCTTAATAAAAAAGAAAATAATAAATGACTGATGATTGGATGAACAAAGTCCAAGCTGCATTAAATAATAAAGATGTAGCGCGTGACATGAAGAAAGTATTTTACAACAAGCTACCAACGTCCGACCAAATGATTGCTAATCAAATCAAACGCAAGCAACCAGTAGGTGAGCATCATGTTCGAGGTACAGGTAAGCAACGCTTGATCGACAATACTGACATTACCGAGCAAGACTTCAAAAATTATTTAGGAGAATAAACTTGACAATACTGCCTATATGCAGTAGGTAAGTTGTTATAAATAAAGGAGAACATAATGAATCGCAAAGGATTTATTGGCGGAAGCGACTGCGTAAAAATAATGCAAGGCAAGTGGCTTGAGTTATGGCAAGTCAAGACTGGCCGTGAACAGCCAGAAGATTTAACTCACAATTTAGCAGTGCAGCTAGGAACAATAACAGAAGACTTTAATCTTAGCTGGTTTGAGAAAGAACACAAAGGTTGTATTCTTTCAGATCATCAAAGAGAATATGAAAAAGATGTAGGTGGTGTACCAGTACGCGGTACTATAGATGCATTCTGGAATAGCAAATCGTCTGTCATTGAAGCAAAGCACACTAATACTTTTTGGAAAATGGATGATGTGGCTGAGTATTACATGCCACAAATCCAGTTGTATGCCGCCCTCGCCCAAGCGAAAGGCATCTATCTTTCTGTAATTTTTGGTAACAGTGGCTGGAGTACACGACATGTCGCATTCGACCATGACTATCTCAATTCTATGTGGGCAGTGGTACAAGACTTCTGGGGTTACGTTGAACGTGACGAAGAACCAATCGGTATCGATACACCAGATGTCTCTACGGACAGCATTAAAATCGATGAGATGGTCAAGAGAGATGCGACTTCTGATAACATGTTCGTTGATGCAGCAGTCACCTACATCAATGGACTTGAAACTAGTAAAACATTTGAAAGAGCAAAGAAAGACCTTAAAGACATGGTCGGAAGTAATGAGAGAGAAGTTTACTGTGATTACCTAACAGTAAAACGCGACAAGCGTGGCGGCCTTAGAATAACTAAACGAAACTAAACAGCCAAAAGGAGAACACAATGGAAAAAACATTTGATAATACACCAGCTAATGTTATCACATTACTCAAACAGGTTCGTAAACAAATACAACCTATCAAACGTGACGGTAAAAACCCTCACTTTGGAAATCACTATGCTACATTAGACAATGTAATAGAGGCTGTAACTAGCCCACTTGATGATGCAGGATTCATTCTTACGCATCGAACATTTGGTAACGAGCATGGTATGTTTGTTCAAACATCGATCATACATGAGGAAGATAGGAACTTAGTATTAAGTACTGACATACCAATCGTACTACACAAACAAGACATGCAAGCACTTGGCGGTGCAATCACATACGCTAGACGCTATGGCATACTGTCATTACTTAATCTTCCAACTGAAGATGATGATGGCAACTTAGCGAGCGCGCCAACAAAGCGCGGCGCGAGCGACAATAAGTCTGACAAACCAGTAGCTAATATATGGAAGGATATAAGTAATGGCTGAACAATACGACAACAATAATCGAGGTGCGGCTTTCACGCCTTACCCTGAGCAAAAATTATTTTTACAAGGCAAACTACAAATCGATCACGAAGATCATCAGATTGCATTAATTACAAACGAAACCAGAGATGGCAAAACAGCTATTGATGTTTACGGCAAGCTTGGTAGATTGTTTTTAAATGACAATCAAAAAGAAGGTGCGCCTAAATTCTCAGGCCCACTCGGTGACAAGCAACGCATTGCCGCTTGGCAAAAAGAAAAGGATGGTGCGCCTTATCTATCACTCGAAGTAACAGAACAACAAAGCGGTAAAAAAGATATACCCTTTTAGAAACGTTCTCCGCAGAGGAAAAAAACACTGCCTGTTTTATTACTCAACCTCTGCACAACTTGCCAGCCTTTCGGGGCTGGCTTTTTTTAGGAAGATACAATGACTGAAGAGCAGGAACAAAAACTAGGAATACAAATGGCTGAGGAAGCCAAAAAAATAAACAACAGATTTTCAAAACGCTTCGCGCTCAATGGAAGAAAACAATCCCACATTGACCCTCACATGAAAAAAAATCAACCAGCTACCAGCAAACCAAAGCCAATAACTAAAGGCAATGGATGGCGCAACTCAAAGCTAAACAAAAAAGAAATCTCTGACATACAATACTTTTTGTCAAGAGGATGGTGCGCTTCTTCTACTGCAAAGATTACTGGCGTAAGCATAAGCAGTGTGCAAAAATACAAAACGGCATGGAATGACTAACCAATTAACTCGTAATGTGGTGCATCAATAAACGGGCGTCTACCTTGCGACCTTCGAAGATCGATGTACTCATTCATTGCATCTTCCATTGACCCTTCGTAATCACCAATAGAATCTATATGCCAAGCTGCACCCCAACGAATTTTAATTCCAAGATCATTAGCTGATTGTTTCATTGCATCAGCAATATCATCATACAGATTCAACTCCCAAGAAACTCTTGGCCCAATGTAAGCAACAGTATCTATTGCAATACCTTCAAGGTGTTTAGATTTCATAGTCTGACTAGCACCTTTATTAACTAACTCACGCTGTTGTTCCATTGTTCTTAGTCCACCCAAATGTGGAATCCCAAAATCAATTTTAGTTATTCCTATAGCGTACTTAGCCAATGATATTAGTTTATCATCTACGCCCTCTAATCTTTCTAAAGACCTATTGCTTAACTTGTATGTCATTTTCCAAAACCTTTCATTGTACGGATTCCAAAACTGGCTGCTATTGAAGCATACATTCCCCAAGATACCCACGCTGGACACTGCTTAAGATTCTCAAACCCTTGTCTCATGGGCTCTTGTAAAGCAGGAAAAAAATTAGCGCAAAGTATTAAAACAAAAACAATAGTCCACAACTCATCTTTCCAGCTATCTTTACTAGCATCGATGGCGGCTTGCTCCCAACTAATCTCACCAGTAGCTAGCTTCATCTTTGTCTCAGCCTCAGCCGCTTTTACTTTAGCTTTAGAATCTATAATTGTTGTCGCCAAACCAACAGCACTTTGAAGTATACCAATCATTCGCTCATCCTATCTGTCTTAGCTTCTTTGCCTAACCACAGTGCAAAAGATGCACTGAGCATCGCAGTAACCAAAGAAACGAACGCGCTCTGCTGAGTTGTCGGGTCAGGCAAAGTCATAAACCATAAACAAACCTTCCAGGTTAAAATAATTTGGCAGATAAAAGCCAGCCTAGGTAGTATCTTCAGCTGGTCTATCGCGCTTGCTGTTAATTTTACCATTACAAACTCCTCTTGCTATGCGCCTTTCACTTGTTTGTATAACTAGTTTGCCATCATCTGTATACACAACAAACCTATCGTATCTAATCTCTACTAATTTCAACGCACTCTAATAACATATTATTATTTGTAATTAATGCACCAGCTTTTGATCTCTCAACTTGGCACTCTTCCATAGAACTGTAACTATCAAACTCATAGTATTGCAAATGATCTGATCGAACAAAGTGAAACCAAACTAAAACATAAATCATTTAAAATAATCCCAAAAATCTATCCATCCCATGTGATGAAGGTAAGCAGTTGCCCCAATAGCAGAGGCTGTGAGTAAGAAAAAGATACCAGCTAGGGTAACAGCTAGCTCTTGGCGTTCTATAGCATCACGCCTCGCCTGTGCCTCTGCCTCACGCTTCTCAGCTAAAACTTCTCTCCTAATCTTTAGTAACTCTAGGTATTTACTTCGTCCGTAGGTTTGAGTGATCCATTCTTTGAGTTCTTCTTCAGCCTCCGCAGCCTGTCGGAGTTTAGCCCAGCGATCCATCGCCGTAGCATTGGAGCTTTTTGCTGATATACCTTTTTTCTGTAGCGTTTTCTTAGCTTGGTCAGTTGCGTCAAAGAATTGTCCTATCTGTTTGCTAAGACCAGCTATGGATTTGCCTGTTTGGAGGCCTAACTTTATGCCAGATAATATCGTGATAGGATCGACCATGATTACATCCCATCGTTACGAGTGAACTCTACTGTCTTTTCTAAGATTGCAATGCGAGACTGTAGCTTAATGATCTCCATT